CAGCCACGCTGATGGATGCCCCAGCGATAGCCGCGATGACCTCGATCATGGTGTAAGTCTACCTACTTACCCTGCCCGCGCATAAGCTTGCGGCCATGGCTGGGCTTGCTGCGGGCGGCCATTAGCTCAGGCTGTAAATGCCGTCAAGATTGCCAGCCGCTAGTGCAGCACCAAGCTCGGCCAGTTGCTCCTCGGTGAAGGTGCCAGTGCTAAGGATGGCGGTCATGCTGGCTTGAATGGCGACCTCGTTAGCCCGCCCTGCTTTGGCATCACCGATTAAAGCGACGAACTCAGTAACGAGCGTGTTCATCGGCAGGCTGACGAACGACTGCTCGCGGATGGAGGCGTAGACGGTGGACACCATCAGCGCATCCCAGAAGGTGATGTAGTCGGGGGTTGGTGGGGCGTAGACGGGGGTGCCTGGATTAGATACTTCAGCTAGTTCAGCTTCAGTGAGAGGGAAGTCATCGGGCAGGCCGATCTCGTCGCCGTAGCCGATTGTGCCGTTCGGGTAGATGCTGTGTAGTAAGCCACTGAATTTGGGGGCTTCAACAGCGGGTTCTTCGATGTCCAAGGGGAGGTCAGTCATGATCAACCGATTCTATAGGTGACAAAGGTATCGGTCGCTGACTTGCGAGTGAGGAAGACAGCGGAGGAAGCGGGCACTGTTACCATGTTGCCGAATACGGTGTGATTGGTGTTTGCAACGAGTGTGATATTAAAGGTAACGGATGCGCGGTTAATTACGCTCCATTCAAAGGATTGGCCGCTTTGCAGGTCTTGGAATGCTGCCTCTAAGTTGGCGCCTGTTGGCAGGGTGTAGTTAATACTTGCGGTGGGCGTACCAGAGCGAATTCCGTCGATGATAGAAGCGGCAGTAAGCGTAACCGCCGTGGCGCTGTCTGTGGCGACAGTGTTTTTAGTAGATGCGCCATTAGTGCGGATGTCACCTGCGAAGTAGCTAGGGGCGGTGCCAGCGGCGTAGAAGTTCCAATCGTTTGCGGAGGAAGCAAGGTTGCTGAAGAAGCCGTAGTTGTTAGTGGCACCATTTAGGTTTGCGCTAGCAATAAATCCGTACTGGCTCGTTACAGTCGAGCCAGCGCCAAGCGAACCTTGGTTTGCACTATAGTGCTGCAGGCCCGTTACTGCAAAAGAAGCAGGCGTAGTTGACAGGGATGTGGCATAGCCGATTGCGGCGGTAGTTACATCACTTTGGATCGTGGACTGCGTCCAGACGCCGTAAGCCGTAGCCGCACCACCAATAGTTCCCTGGTTATACAGCGTAACAGCAGCAGAGCCAGCACTCCCAATCCCGATATTCCCGTCGCTGCGGGTTCGCATCCGCTCGCTGCCTCCCGTGCTGACAGCCAGCGTGTCTGCACTAGGGCTGTAAATGCCAGTGTTGGTATCGCCGCTGAAGTAAAGCCCAGGCGTTGCAGCAGCACCAGCAATGACCCCCAGCGCCCCGGTCATCAAGTCGCCGGAGGCGTTGACAAACTCACCGTCCTCGGTGCGCCATGCGGTGCCATCCCATATCTTGAAGACGTAGCGGCTGCTGCTGGTATCCAGCCACTGCTCGCCCTTGCTGTTGCCTGCTTGGCCGCCAGCGCCAGGAGTTGCGTTTGGTGCAGTGGTGCCAACGTGGACGGGACCAATTTTTACCGAGTCACCATTGCTGTCCTTAAAGAACAAGCCAGGACTGGCAAGGTTGGTATTCATCGCCAACTGCCCGTCGCTCATTGCGCCAGGAGTTGGCCGCTTATCAGCAGTAGACGAACGAAGATGTTGTAGAGCCATTCCTTAACACCCCAAAGGGCCGGAAGTTATATAGCGAGTCTAGCCCTAATAAGTTCCGTCGTTGAGCTGACTGGTCAGGGCCACGGTGCCAGTTGAGTTGGGCAGTGTCACCACATTGTCTGCCGTTGGATCAGCTACTGCCAGCGTGGTTTCAAAGCCGTCGTTGGTGGCGCCTTCAAACACCAAGGTGCCTGCATTGCCGATTAGCAGCTCACCAGTGACAGTGCCGCCTGCCTTGGGCAGTGCCAGCGCAGCTAGGTCGTAGGCGCTCTTGACTGCCGTGGGGGTAGCGGCCAGAACGCTGCTAGCGGTGCTGGTGCTGTCGCTGAGCTGAACGATGCCATCAACGCTGGTGGTGGCTGAGCGGATGGTCAATGCCGGCGTAGTAGTGGCAGTAGCAACAGTTAGTGCAGCAGTGCTGCTGGTGACAGTGGTGACGGTGCCAACAAAATCAGCGCCGTATTCCAAGCCAGTAGCAGTCGCGCTATTGGCCCGCAACACTTGGCCGTTGGTGCCAGCCGGCAGCTTGGTGAGCGTGGTCGAGGCACTTGCAGCTAGCAGGTCGCCTTTGGTGTAACTAGCGATATTGGTGCCGCCGCGGGCGACCGCAAGGGTGCCGCTGGTTATGTTGGTAGCGTTACGGCATTCAGTGCTGACTTCTTCAATGGCTAGTTGGACGTTAGTTGCGCTGATATCTCCAATGGCAGAAAATACAACGTTGACGGCAGCAATAGAGCCAGCTCCGCCGGATACGTCAAGCTCCACCCATACAGTGCCAGTGGAAAGAATTAAGTCAGGGGGCGCAAGGATGTTGGTAGGAGCTGGCGCTGTGCCGGTGCCACCTACTGATACGACAACGTAGTAATTGGCATTGGCATCAGTTGAAGATGGAAGCGGGCTACCGGCTGTAAGCCCAATAGCTGCACCTTCTAGCGTGGTGCTAACAATTTGGTTGAGCGTGGCGTTATAGGTGCCGGCCAGAATAATGGCGCCAGTAGTAACACCAACTGGCTGCCAGACGTTGCCGTCCCAAAGGAAAACGCTACCTTCTAGTGGGTTGAAGAAGAACTGCCCGATGTGCTCTGCAACTGGCAGAGTTTCACCAAACTGGACGTTAGCACTATCGGCTATCTTTAATCCCGTGATACTGGCATCAGCAATACGCGCAGTGGGGAATTCACCAGTAGTGATCTTGCTGGCATCCAGCACTGGGATGTCAGCCGCTACCAGTGGAATGGCGGCGGTGATGTGCCCTTGGTTGTCGAAGGTGATGCTGCTGACAGTGGCGCCAGTGACTGCGTTGCTGTGGTTTAGAACGCCTGTTGCAACGGCTAGCCCAGTGCCTGGCTGGATGATTCCTTTTGTGCTGGCTGTTGCATCAGGGATGTCAGTGGGAACAATGGCGCGGAAAGTTGGTGCGGCATTAGCGCCGCTGGTTGGACCAGCAAATACTGTCGCTGCTGTTTGCGTATCAAGCGTGGCTGTAAGTGTGGCGCTGTAAGCATCAGGATACGCAACGGCAATAGCAATAGGCGTGGAGTCAACAATGTTGATCGTGCCAATGCCTGCTTGTTGCACCCATGCGCTGCCGGTCCAAGTGAACTCTTGGCTGTTGTTGGTGTTAAACCATTGTTGACCAATAAATGCGCCACTGCCTGATGGTGATGCCGCAGCAACAACTGCTGCTGAGCTATCAGCCAGTTTTGCTGCCGTGATGGCATCATCAAGAATCTTGCCGGTGGTGACGGCATTGGTAGCAATGGCGCTCTCGGTGACGGCGCTAGTGGTAATGGCAGTAGCGAAGGAGCCGGTGCCGGTGCCAGTGACTGCTCCTGTGAGCGTGATCGTCTGGTCGCCCGTGTTGGTGCCGCTACTGGTGCCGCTAAAGCTGCCGCCATTGGTCCAAGTGCCGTTGCCGGTGGAAATAGTGCCAAGGCCAAGCGTGGCGCGTTGCGTTGCAGCATCCGCATCGTCAAGAAGAGCGCGGCCGGCGGCGGTGCAGCTTATTTCTTCAACACTGCCGGCGCCTGCAGTGCTGCGCCCCAGCAGTTTGTCAGTGGCGGTGACGTTTTGGATTTTGTTGTAGGTAACGGCGGCGCCCGCCAGTTCGCTGGCGCCAATCGCACCTGCGGCAATTTCGTTAGCCGTAATTGCATCAACAGCTATCTTTGCTGCTGTCACTGCATTGTTTGCTAGCTTGCCAGTGGTGACAGCACTATCTACAAGCTCGCTGGTATTGACTGCGTTTGCAGCTATCTGGCCGGCAGCAATAGAGTCTGCTGCAATCTTTGCTCCTGGTACACTGCCATCAGCAAGGTTGAGCTTGCCATACGCAATTGTCGTGTTGGCAATTTTTGCGTTAGTAACTGCTAGGTCGCCAAGTTTCGCCTCAACTACGGCACCATCACCTAGTTTTGCTGCTGTAACAGCAAGATTGACAACCGCAGCAGTGTCAACGGCGTTATCTGCCAACTCGCTAGCACCAATCGCGTTCGGCGCCACCTGCGTTGCGGTGATGCTGTCGGTGGCGATCTTGGCTGCGGTGACCGCGCCGTCTGCAAGTTTTGCCGTGGTAACAGAAGCATCTACCAGCTCTGAGGTATTGACCGCCGCCGCACCAATCTGAGCAGTAGTAATGGAGTCTGCTGCAATCTTTGCGCCTGGCACTGACCCGTCTGCTAGGTTCAGCTTGCTGTAAGTAACAGTTGCGGCAGCGATTTTGCCGTCGGTAACGGACAGGTCACCTAGCTTGGCAGTGGTGACAGCGCCGCCCGCCAGCTTGCCTTCGGTTACAGCAAGATTGACGATTGCAGCGGTGTCTACAGCGTCGTTCGCCAGCTCAGAAGCGCCAACGGCATTAGGTGCAATCTGAGCAGTGGTGATGCTGTCGGTGGCGATCTTGGCTGCAGTGACTGCCCCATCTGCGATCTTTGCCGTTGTGACGCTGCTATCGGCATATGCTGCAGTCGCCAGTGCCGTTACCTTTGCAGTGGTAACCGCTCCATCAGCCAGCTTGCCGGTGGTGACTTGCAGATCGCCAATGCCCGCAGTGGGCATGACCACTTGCTGGTAAGCACTGCCGTTGAAGACTTGGAGGTTGCCGCTGGTGCTGTTGTAATAGCCCCGGCCTTCAAAGTTGTCCGCGCTCGGTGTAGTGGTTTGAACTGCAGTGGAGCTGTCGTTTGCCAGTTTGGCGGCAGTTACGGCATCATCGGCCAGTGCCGCAGTGCCGAGTTTGGTGGTGCTGGCTTGATCCAGCTTGTCGAGGTCGATGCTGCTGACATTGATCAGGTCTAGGCCGGCATCAACCAAGTCCTTGGCGGTGACCTTTTTGGTTTGACTGGCTGAGATGTCCGCAATGGGCAGCACATCAGTAGCCGCCACACCAGCCTTAGGCAGGGCTGTGAGTTGGGTAATCCTCTGGTCAGCCATGGGGCGTCTCTACGGTGCGGGGCTAAAGGTAGTTTAATCCTCAGCTTCCTGGAGTAGGAAGTCGATGGATTGCTCGATTTCAATGCGGTCGTCATCCTCTTTGAGGACGTAGCCCACCGGCTGACCAATCAACAGACGGATTTCTCCCGTTGTTACAAAGTCTATTGTACAGCGAATAATATCTTCGGTGTCTACGGTTACGCCAGTGCGCGTAACCATTGCCGTAAGTTCGTAGAAAACGTTATCAACGCTGCTGTTTAGTGATTGGTCTGTAAGGTACAAGGCAAGATCAAACTCACTGCCGATGTCTACGCGCTGAATTAGTTGCAGCATCAGCAAGGGCGTTTCTTTAATACCTGTACTGGTGTAGTCAAACAAGCAGTCAATAGAGCCATTGCCACTGATAATTCCAGCAGAATATTGTCGCTTGAACTTGTCGCTTAGCGTGGTGACATCAAGGGCTTCGCGGTCAGTGTTCAGCGTGTAGCCGGTTACGTTGCCGAGCACGTTGTCGGATACGTCTCTTACTTTTACTTCAATCTGTAATGCTGGGGCAGCAAACGCAGTCAGCGTGTACTCGGCTGCTCGATTGTTGTTGATGGCGTTTTCAAAGCTAGCAAAAAAGCGCAGGCCGCCTACAGCGTTGACATGTACATAAGCTGAGATGCCATCTTCCACGATGCCGGATGACCAGCTTGCGGCGCTGAAGCATATGAGCCCTCGGGCGTCTGTAGTTGTCAGGTCAAGGCGGTCGCCGGTCAGCAGGTTTTCAAGTGCGCCATCAAAGCTCAGGCGATTTAGAAAAGTGTTGACATCATCAGGCTTGATTTCATCAGACAACACTCCATAAGGTACGCGGATACCACGACGCAAACGCACGTTACCTTGGTTGCCAAGAAATACTGCCATTAGCTTACGACTTCAGTAAAGTCTCCATCCATCGTGAACTGAATTGGCACCACGCTTAGCTCACCAGTGCTAACTGATACTTGGGCACTAGTAATGTAGGCATTGAACTTAATGTCGTCGGCAGCGCCGCCGCCTACATTTAGCTCTAGAAGCACCCTGTCAGCTTCCGTGACAGCACCGCCTTTCATTATTTTAGTCAAAAGAGTAGTAAATTGATTTAGAGTGGCCGATTCGCCTGATTCAAGCCTGTAGTACATCAGCGTGGCACTCCCAGTGGCGCCTTTGACGCCAGGGGTAAACGTATTAACGGCGCTGTCAATGGTATTAGTAGACAGCAGCTCTACTGTGGTGTCTACCGACCAGTCCCGAATTTTGGCGATAGGCTTTCCGTCAAAGGAAAGGGAACCCGTCCGTCCTGTGTAAAAACCCATGATGCTACAGCAGTCTTTGCCTCAGTCTAGCGGACATCAAACAATGAGTCGCTGAAGTTAGCTACTCGGCTGAGCAGCTTGCCGCCGCTCTCGACGCATGGGTATTCCATGGCCTTGACTGTGACCTCGCCTTCTTCATCCATCTGCACCTCCGTCACCCTGAACACCCGCTTGCGGTTGCTCTGCGCTCCAAGCACAAACATGTAACCATCTCTGTTGACCGGCTGTCCAGTAGATGGATTTATAAGAGTAATCACGCCGTTGGTCACTGCCGCGCTGGTAAAAGACTGCGCCGCTTGGTCGTTCTTGTAGGTCAGAACGCTGTAGGAGCCGTTGGCAATGCCGTCAGTCAATGGGGCGTTTAATGCGCCGCCTTCCATAATTACGCCAGAGGTGATGCCGTCCCATGTTTGCAAGCCGATGTCTACATAGATGTACGCGGCAGGGCTGATGGGGCTGTCAGTGGGGAAAGTCTTAAATTCAATGCCGCGACGGATAAAACGGCGCTGGTTGCAGACCAACTTGCCAAATAGAATTGCTTGCTCACGGCAAGTAACAAACTGGCTGGCGTCGAATGTTTGGCGGATGGCACTGGCCTCCGTCGTGTCTTGCCGCTTCACCTGAACGCTTGCATTACGCGGGAACACGTCCTGCGTTTCAGTTTCGCGGTAGATGACGGTGGCAATAATGTCTTGCGTAGAATCGCCGTAGTCAATAAATTCTTCTTTGTAGCTGCCTTCTAAGATGTTGCCGGTGGTAAAGAGTGCGGATATGTTTACTTCGCGATTGGCAACGCCAGCATTGTTTGTAGGCACGGCGGGGATCAATGTTTCCCTGCCGCCAACGCGAGCAAATTCCAGCAGGCTAAATGGTGCGTTCTCCA